CGTTCAAGATCGAGAAAGAATTTTCCGTTGGAGTAGCTCATACCACAGAAAGATATTCTTCCTCCTATTTGACACTTCAGTTTCATCTTTGTAAAGTTACTAACGTTTGAGATTTCATCCTCGTCTAAGTGAAGCCCAATACCGTATATGAAACAGTCGTCACCTTGACCCACAATCACAGTATCCATTGTTTTTGTCTTCAAGAGCCATGCTGTGAGGCACATCATTAGTATGGTATTGAATAACAGTGTGCCAGGTTCTCCAGACGTCTTCGCGGAGTCTATGATGGCGGACAAAGTGTTCGAAGATAGAAGATAGTCATTTCGGATGAGATAGTAGGCTTGTAAGGCTTCCAATGGCATCCCTAACCTAATCATTATGTTTTTCTCTATTTCCTGAGTAAATGCGTTTTGACAAGAATCGAATTGAGTACCGTCCATGTACCCACCTATGGCGGATTTGGGAACGGTGCCCATAGCAGTTCTTACCTTTTCTATGAGTTCGACTTGAGTAAGTCTGTTGTTGAATACCGCATTGGGTTTTAACGACCTAGCAAACCTTCTACTCATTATACGCATTAAGGTGTGAAATAATGCTACCACAGTCGGGTCCCAAGCAGAGATACCCTGTCCAGCTTTGCTGGCGTCGGTATCGTGAGACCTCGAGACCTTGAAGATTTCTTTCATGAAGAAGTTAATTCTTTTATGATCGAAGGTGGCAAAATCACGCACCCTTTCAGGATAATGTTTCTTTATCGCGTCAGTTAGTGCTTCGTTTAAAACTTGAGACTCCTCGCATGAATCTTCACTGATTCTTTTCATATATTTATGTGCGAAGTTGTCCGAAATTTTCCGAGCTAATGCTTTGGAAGCTGCTGTTAGTTTGATACCCTTGGATGAAACGTATCTAGTATGGGCAGTTCGCAATTCTTGTGCGGGACAGCTGGCAAGAAAGTCAATGCCTTGAGAATGCATATATCTATGCCTAGATATTTCGTCTTGCAATGGTCTCTTAGATTTGTTGAGAGGTTGAATAAGATTTGGTATGTTTACAGAAGCTCTACTTCGTATCATTTTTGTTGTTAGGTGGGAGATATTTAGCGGTGTTAGTGACCCGTACTCTTCAGCGGGGCCTTGGAGGTTAGACCGGACATCGACTATATCCTCTATGAGTTTGAACCCGTCGTAAGGCCTTATCCCGGTGGACTCGGCAAAGAAGCTTCTTTCATCCGGGACAGAGACCTCTTGATAGGATTCGTCGGCAGGTTTGATATAGTGGGTGGTTAGGTCCAGATAAGACTGAGGTACAGGATTGAAGACACCAGGGTTGGGTACTAGTGTTAGACCACCTGC